ACCTCCTCCGTGTACTGGCGGGCAGCGACGATCAGCGCGTTGACGTAGGCGTCGTCCAGGGCGGTGTCGAGCCGCAGGTGCGCCTTCGCATCGGCGAGCGAGAGTGGCTCGCTGACCGGCGGTGTGATGAGCCGCGCCGGCACCTGGCTCCAGGTTTACGAGCCGAGGGTGGCGCCCGCGACGGGGGCGTAGTCGGGCGAGCTCTGGATGCAGGCCGAGGCGATGTAGCCGCCCGTGGTCGCACCCGACTGGACGATCTTCAGCCGGTGATAGCGCTTCGTGCCCTTGTAGCCGACGAGCACCGCCTTGTTGCTGTCGACGCCCGCCGTGCCGGTGATGACGAAGTCCTGCGTCTGCCCCAGCAGGTCAGCGTTCGCTACCTTCGTCTCACCTGACATGCCCGAGTCGTCCGACTCGTACAGGTTGCAGGTGTACAGCGCATCGGTGAGCGTCCCGGTGATGATGACGTGGGTCGAGTTGCCGAAGTGCTGCCGGTCGATGGTCTGACCGGTGTACGTCGCGTTGCCGGCCATGATGACGCGCGGCTCGATGTCGCGCTGGGCCTTGAGGTAGGCGACGAGGTCTCTCTCGTTCTGCATGTTGTGCTCCTGGTAAAGGTTGAAGGTTGTGGGTTGAGTGGAAAGGCCCGGGCGGCGCAGCCCCGGGCCCGATTTCGGTCCGCGGCTTACGTGCGCGTGCTGTTCAGCGTGACGATGCTGCTCAGCGTGTTCGAGCCGTTCTGCCGGGTGATGGCCGCCGGCCAGTAGGGCTGCCCGCCGACCCGCATGATGAAGCGGAACGCCACGTGGTCGCTGTCGAAGTAGAGGTGAATCGACACGTCGCTGCGGATGCCCGAGGCCTTCATCACCACGAGGTACTGCGTCGGGTCGGTGAGGATGATGTCACCCTCGGTGCCGACGGTCTGGCAGGCCTCGAGCGGAAGAACCGGCCGGCCCATGAGGCGTCCGTATGGGCTGTCGCTCAGGCCACCGGGCGGCAAGTAGGCGGGGAACACCGCCGAGCCGGACGCCGCGGGGAACGCCATTGCCTGAAGCAGTGGCTCGACGTCCTGGTTGATGAGCCACACCGCGTTCGGCCGGAGGCGGCCGTACAGGCGCGACCACATCTTGGTGATGTTCTTGTACACCACCGTCCCTGAGCCCTGACCCGACTCGGCAGCCTGGGTGATCTTGGCGGCGGAGCTGGTCAGGCCGAGCGGCTGGCCGACGCCCGAACCGCCGACGATGGCGGTGTTCAGCGCCGAGGTGATCTTCTCGGGGACCTTCTGCTCGAGCCAGCGGGTCATTGCCGGCACGTCCTCTAGAATCTCGTCGGTCAGCGGAACGAGAGCAGTGAGCTTGTTCAGCTTCGTCTCGAGCTGACCGAGCTTCGGCTTCGTTCCGGTGATGGTCGCCCCCTCACCGGTCCAGTTCGTGGTCACGCCGTTCGACGTGTCCCACGGGGTGACCGTGTCGAGCGGCAGCGTGAGAGCGTTGCTACTCGTGGTCAGCTGGTCGCAGAGCGAGAGCAACGAAGCCTCGCCCATCACCTGCTTCATGATCTCCTGCCGAAAGTCCGGCGGCACCGTGAAGCCACCATCGGAGCCGACCGACTCCTGGCCGTAGCTCGCAGGCGCGTTCATGATGCGCGCATCGGGCTGGCCGTTCTTCATGCCGATGGCGGCGACTGCGAAGTCGCCAATGGAGCGGAAGCCCCACTTGCCGGAGCTCGAGCCCGCGGGAAGTCCACCACGGACACCACTGCCATACGGCCGCTTGGGGGACACCACGGGCTCTTCGGGCTCCGGGTCGACCGTGTTGTCGATGGGGGTCGTCAGCCGCCGCTGCGGGGTACGCAGCTTGGCTTCCATCTCCGCGTTCGCCTCCTTGCGGGCGATCTGCGCCTCGACGAACTTGAAGTCTGCCTCGAGCCGCTTCGAGCGCTCGAGCTCCTCCTCGTTCATGTCGCGCTTCTCGGCGGCCGCCTGGTTCTCGATGACCTTCGCTTCGGTGGCGATGGCCGAGAGCCGCTCGTGCAGCTCGTCGAGCGTGGCTGCGCTCTGGGTCTCGGGCTTCTTGTCTTCGATCTTCTTCTTCGGGTTCATGTGTTCTTTCGGGTGTGGCGGGGTGGGTGCGCTACCGGCTGGCCGGTGGGCGCTGCGAACCGGGCTGGCCCGGGTGATTCCTGCGATGCATCTGGGTGCGCGCGGCCATGAGTGCCGCCGGCGTCACGCTCTTGATGCGCGACTCCGTCAGCGCGGCGGCGGCGGCCATGCTCGAGTGGCGCGCGCGCTTCGCCTCGCGCTCGTAGCTGTCGTCCTCGTCGGGTTCATCGTTATCGCTGCCGACCTCGTCGGTGAATCCACGCTCGAGCGCCTGCTGCGCATTCATCCAGGTCTCGGCGAGCATCAGCTCGCGCATGGCCTCCGGCGTGTCGCCGGTCTGGCGTGCATACGTCTCCGCGATGGTCTGGCTCTCGAGGTCGAGCACATCGGCCATCGCGCGCATCTTCTCGGCGTTGCCCATCGCGCCCGACCATGCCTCGTGAATCATCCACGTCGCGACCGGGTTGGTGACGATGCGATCGCCGGCCATCGCAACGAGAGTCGCGGCGCTCGCCGCCAGTCCGTCGATGGTTACGACCTTCTGCGCGGGGAAGCGCTGAAGCTGCGCGAAGATCGCCTTCGCCTCGAAGACGTCGCCGCCCTCGGAGTTGACGTAGACGTTGAGCGTCTTCACGCCCTTCATCTCGTCGAGCGCCTGCAGAACCTTCTGCGCGGTGACGCCTCCGCCCTCGGCGAAGCAGTCGAAGCCGATGGCCTCGTAGATGTAGAGCTCGCCAGTCTGGCCATCCTCCGCCTTCGAGGAGATCGGCGAGCGCTTCGACTCACCGGCGAGAACCTCTTTAGCCATGATGGTCCGGCCGTTTTTCGGATCTGCGAGCGCGCGCAGCTCGCGGAACCGCTTGGCCAGCCCTGCTGCCTTGATGAGCGCTCGATTCACCCCAACGAGCGTCACCCGGGCTGTGGACAGGTCTCCGGGAGTGCCTTCATCACGGCCGCGGCTGGCAGCTCGCCGGCGGCGACGAGCTCGGCGGCGCGTTGCATGTCATCGCGCTCGAGCTCGCGTCCGAAGAGTGCGAGCGCGGAGAATCGGACCGCCGGAGCGGCCTCCTCGAAGAGCCTCTCGAGCTGCCGAGGTCGCTCCTGTGCCAGATGGGCTTCGATTTCCGCAGGCGTCTTCGAATGCTTCTCGAGATCTGCTCGACGGTTCGCGAGCCGCCGGGCGAACCGCTCGAGCGCGCCGCCGAGAATGACGGTCAGCGCAGCGCGCGCGATGGTGCGCGCGTCGGGCCCGTTGCTCTGTGTCTCCGAATCGGTGCCGGGCTCCTCGGGAGCGATGGTCTTCTTGCCTGGCGGAAGGCCCGGCGGCTTGCCTGAAGGCAGCTTCGGCGGCGGCGGCGCGGGCGGTTCGATGAGCTGCTCGACGGGCTTCAGCGTCCCGTTGGCGAGGAAGACATCGCCGTCTGATCCGATCTCGTCGAGGCCCTCGAAGCCGCGAATCTCGTTCGCATTCAGCCAGCCATTCTGTCGACCGCTCGCATAGAACGCAGCACGCGCGGCGGCATCACCCTGGCTGAGTTCGCGCGTGTCGATGCCCGTCAGCTTCCAGGGTGCGCGGTCCCGCCGGAACAGCTTGATGGCAGCCTCCTGCTCGAGTCGACAGCACCACGGCCGCAGGCAGTCGCGAACGAACTCGATGCTTTGGTGCTCGATGTTCGTGAAGGTCGCGCGAAGCAGGTGACCAATCTTGTGCGGGGGGACCTTGAACCAGCGGGCGATCTCCTCGACAGCGAACTGCCGGCTCTCGGTGAGCTGCGCCTTCTCTGGGTCGATGCCGGTCGCCTCCCATTCCATGCCCTCTTCGAGGATGAGCGGCTTGTGTGCGTTCTCCGGTCCCTTCTTTTTCTCGGCCCAGTCTTCCTTCAGGCGGTCATGAACGTCCTTGTTCAGCTTGCCAGGATGCTTCAGCACGCCGCCGGGCGAAGCGCCCTGGCCGAAGAAGCTCGCCGCATAGCGCTCCTGCGCGGCCGCCACCGAGACGCTCTTCGCGGCGCGGGCGATGACGTTCTCTCCCATCAGGCCGTAGAGCCCGGGCCCACGCAGGTGAAACACCTTGTTCTGCGGCAGCTCGAGCCAGCTGCCGTCCCATTGCCGATAGCGGTAGAGCAGATTCCATCGGTCGTCCCGCACGACGTACATGCGGTCGCTCATGAGCGGCCAGAGCTGGGCGACGCGACCGCCGCCATCGCGGACGATTTCCGCGTAGCTGTTGCCGAAGGGGATGCACTGAAAGAGCATCGCCTCCCGAAACCCGATGGCCGTCATTTCCGGGTTCGGCTGGACATTCAGAATCTCAGCGACGGGGTCATCGAAAAGCAGCTGTTTCCGGTGAGGCCCGAGCGGCTGGTAGACGTTCCAGGGGCAACTCGAGACAGCGCTCGCGATGGCGTCGATGCAGGCCCAGACCGCGGCCAGCGAGAGCATCTCGTCGGGCGTGAGGTTGATGCCCGAGACGGGGTACGGAAGGGCGTACCTGATCTCACGCCGAGGGTCTTCGCCTCGACGGAACAGGTTCAGAAACGAGGCGAAGAGGCCCTTGAGCACCCCGGAGTCTCACGCGCCCTCAGGGCTTTGGGGGCTGCTCGGGGTCTTTCTTCGGAGGAGACAGAGAGATGGCCGGCTTCGCCGCGGCGTGCGCCGCCTTTTCTGCCGCCTCGCGCTCCTTCATGTAGGCATCGATGCCGGCCGCAATGCCCTCGGCCTGCTCGATGGCTTCCTTGATGAGCGCCGGGCTCGGGTGCTTCAGCCCGTGCGCGATGTGCTGCTTGATGATGTGAAGGGTCAGCTCTCTCGTGTCCATGATGGCAGCGTCGCCGCATTCGTGGACGCGTCAGAGACTGAGGAAGCCGCGGTTTGCGTACACCGTCGCGGAGCTCGGCGCGACGATGAGTCGGCTCATGGCCATCACCGTCGCCACGACGCCGTCGATGCGGTCGCTCGCCTTCTCCTTGTCGGGCTTGATGTTGCCCGCGGGGTCGCGCGTCACGACCGCGTTCGAAACGCAGAAGCGCAGCACCGGGTTGTTCGCGTGCCGCACCTTCTTGCCGACGACACGCGCCTCGAGGTCCTTTGACGGCTCCGAAAGCGTCTTGTAGCCCTGCCGCGCCTCGACCATCTTGAGCCCGTCGCCCATCAGCTGAGTCGCGAGCTGAGTCGCGCCCCACGGGTCGAACGCGACCTCCTGGAGCCCGAAGCGCTTCGACAGCGCGAGCACCTCGGTGCGGATGAAGTCGTAGTCGACCACGGAGCCCGGCGTCTCGACGAGCCAGCCCTCGCGAACCCAGGTCGCCCAATGCCGCTGGCCCTTGCGCGAATAGGCCTCGATGGTCGCGGCCGGGAGCCAGAAACGGCAGGCGACGTCGATGGCCTTCTCGTCGCCCGGAAACACGAGCACGAAAGCGGAAAGGTCGAGCTTCGTCGAGAGGTCGAGCCCACCGAAGCACGGTTTGCCCTCGAGGCTCTTCTCGCGCTCAAGCGCGGCCGCGCGCATGTCAGCGCCCGGTGACGGTGCCGGCTCGCACTCCGCCCAGCGCTCGAGTGAGAGCCAGCGCGTCGCCTGGCGCGTCCAAACGTTCAGGTGGAGCTGCAGGAACGTGTTGTAGAAGCTCGGCTGGTCCTTCGCCTTCTGCGCCTGCTTGGCGATGAAGTCGGTCTTCGGAGCGACGCCCAGGCCAGGGTTCGCCTGGCTCCAGGCCTCCTCGGAGAAGTACCAGTCTGGCTTGTCCGACGGCGGCTCGTCGGCGGCGGCGATGAAGGCGAAGAAGTCATCATCGTCGACGACGCCCTCGAGCACCTTCGTCGCATAGTCGTGGATCTGCCAGCCGATGCTCTCGGGGTCGTACTTGCCCGCGGTCGTGATCGCGAGCGTGAGCGGCTGTCGGCGCGCGCCCATTGCAGTGTCGAGCACGTCCCAGACGCCGCGGTCCTTGTGCGCGTGGAGCTCGTCGACGATGTTGCCGTGCGGGTTGAGGCCATCGAGCGTCGAGCTGTCGGCGCCGAGCGGCTCGAACTTCGAGCCCATGCGCTCGCAGCTGATGTTGCTGCGCATCACCTTCACGAAGCGCTTGAGCTCCGAGCTCGCGCGCACCATCGCTGCGCCGTCCTTCCAGCAGATCGCCGCCTGGTCCTTCTTCGTCGCCGAGCTGTAGACCTCGGCGCCCGGCTCTCCATCCGCGACCGTGAGGTAGAGCCCGACGCCGCCGGCGATGGTGCTCTTGCCGAACTTTCGGGCGACCTCGACGTAGGCGGTGCGGAAGCGCCGCGTGCCATCGGCGCGGAGCCAGCCGAAGACCTGCGAGAGGATCTCGCGCTGCAGGTCGGTGAGCAGCAGCGGCTTCCCGGCCCATTCGCCCTTGTGGTGCTTGCAGTACCCCTCGATGAACTGCACCGCGCGCGCGCCGGCCGCGGGGTCAAAGCGCAGGCCGCGCGGGTGGCCGCCGGGCTGCGAGCAAAGCGCCAGGTCGCGCTCGTGCCTGGCGCGCCAGAGCCGCTCATATTTGCCCGGGATGCGGTCGGTCACGGCTTCTTGAAGTTCAGCATGAGCGGCGGCTGACGCATGGCGAGCGCCTGCTGAATGTCGACGATGGTCTTGAAGCCGATGCCGTTCAGAGACGCGAGTTCATGTGCCTGCCACTGCTCCAATTGCTGGACCAGAAGGATGCCATGGTCAGCGAGTCGGTTTTCGACCTGCGGGATAAGGGCAAGCGAACTGATCAGCTCCTCTCGCGAGAATTGCTTCGGCAGCAATGGCCGACTCTCAACGGCCCGGGTCGAACCTCGTGCCTTCGCCTCGAATTCCTCAATCTCGTCGACGAACCAGAAGCGACGCTGCCCCATGTAGTGCGGCGCCGGCAGGCTTCCCGCGTTGATCCATCGCGTAATGGTTGAACGGCTGGACGCGAGACGCTTCTCCAGCGCCGAAATGCCGATCCTGGTTCGCGCTGCATTCATGCCCCTTCCTCCCCGGCTATCTCGGCGTCGATCTGAGCCAGCTCTGCATCGATCAGCGCGAGTTCCCTTTCGGCCTTTAGAAGCTCCTTTCGGGCTGCGATTGCCCGCGCGCGCGCGGTGAGGCGTTTGTTATCGACCACCGCGAGGAACTTTCGCTTCTTCTTCAGTGCGTTCCATCCATTCATGCCTTACCTCCCTGGATCACCTGCGGCTTGCCGAAGAGGAACGCCTCGCTCGTGTCTTCGGGCTTCGCCTTCTCCGGCACCGAGACCTTTGAGCGCGCGCTCGCTGAGAGCCCAAGTCGATCCTCTGCCTTGTGAAGCGCCTGATCGATCTTCAGCGCCATCTCTTTCGCCGGGTTCACCTTCGGGCCATACATGGTCTCGATCATCGGCTCGCGCTCGGCCGCCGCCTGGTAGGTGAGCCACTGCGCCCACTCGCGACAGTACCGTTCCAACAGCGCTCCGTCCTCCGGCGAAATCGTGCCGCGCATGAGCAGCAGCGGAACGAGCTCGCCCCACTTCGCCGCGGCGATCTTGCGCACCTTCGGCGGAAAGTTCGGCATCGGCGGCGCCCCGGGCGGCGCGACGAGCTCGTTGCGCGCCGTGCGGTCCTTGCGGAACGTGCCCTGCAGCTTCTTCAGCGCTGAGGGCTTCGGTGGTGGCCCGCGCTTACCCATCGATGACCTCGAGCTCGACCGTGATGCGGTGACCAGGTGGCATGCGATGCTTCAAAGGACCGACGGAAACGACCTGAACGCGCACCGTTCGGTCGCGACCGAGCGACGGAACGCGCACGAACAGGTCCGCCCAGGGCCTCAGCACGACCGGCGGTCTGGGTCGCGTCACCTTCACCGGGAACCCCCGTCCTTGGCGAAACCTGACGGCGTGTCGCGTGGGC